TATGAAATAACATCAAATCCCATCCTATGGGCAAAACGTTATCTTAATTGGGATCCCAGGTGGTATCAGGAACAATTATTGGGATGTTTGTCGAATAGAAAGGTAGTTAGAGCTGGAAGAAGATTGGGAAAAACAGCATCAATGACCATTGATATATTGTATTATATATTTACAAATCCAGGAGTCGTTGTTCTAATTGCAACTCCATATAAAAATCAGATAGAACTTATTTGGAAAGAAATACAAAAAAACCTTAAGAATGGATTACCGGAAGTAAAACAATCAGTTCGAAAGATGATTAAGAATCCATATGAGCTTATATTGAACAATGATTCACGTATTGTCGCATTTACTCTTGGGAGTAAATCTGGCGGTAAGGGTGACTCGGCCCGAGGCCAGCATGCTGATAGAATGTATTTTGATGAAGTAGATTACATGAATAAAGAAGATGTTGAAACATTATATGTTATTTTACAAGATAATCCTGAATCTAGAATGTGGGCATCATCGACTCCAACTGGAAAGAGGGAGTTATATCACAGATGGTGTTTTGCAAAAAATACTAAAATACTTACAAAAGCTGGAATTAAGAATATTCAAGATGTGAATATTAATGATAAATTAATAGATCGATATGGTAAATATGACAATATTAAAAAACTAATTAAACATAATATAAATGATGAAATATTAAGTATAAAACCTTATCATTTAGATGAATTTAAATTGACAAAAAATCATGAATCATTTGTATATAGGAATGATGAAATTCTACAACTTCCGGCTGATAAAATTAGATACTCTGATGAATTGATTGTACCAATACGAGAACCTAGGAACTTTGATATAAAAAAAGACTTAGCATGGTTTTTGAATGGAGGATCAGGTGAAAAATATATAAACATTGCATTATTAGAAAAAGAAGGATGGAAACAAAACGATATTGCTAATAAATTAGGAATATCACGTAGACAACTTGTAACAAAAAAATTTTTATATAGAAAATACAATAGTTACTCAGATGTAAGAAAAATTAAAACATATAATAATTCAATAGAATTATTAGAACGAATGTTGAAACTTTCGGATTTTACTGCACTGGGATTATACTTAGCTGAGGGTCATTTAGAAAAAAGTGCAACTGGTCATATAGGAGCTACGTGGACATTTAATAAAAAAGAAAATAATCTAGTTGATATTGTAAAAGTATTTTTAGAGGAATTAAAAATACCATATTCTATTAATAATAGAAGTGATATTGATAACACGATTCAAGTACGCTGCTTTTCTACATCTCTAAGTATAATTTTCAAAACATATTTTGATGAAAGATCTGAAAAAAGAGTTCCCAGTTTTATAGAAACAATGCCAAATGCACAAATAATACAGTTTATAGATGGAGTGATGTATGGGGATGCATCGATATATACTAACTATAATGAAAGGGGATTATTAGCCCTTACTGCTAAAAATGCAATAATTGATTTATATTATATCTTCTTACGACTGGGGGTATTTGTATCTCGACATTATAAATTCAAAGAAAATAAACGGGACCTTATTTCACTCGGAATAATAAATAATACATACAATAATGCACGTTTACTTAATGGAATGCTCCTACTAAAGATTAAAAAACTATCAATCTCACACTATATTGGAAATGTATATAATTTTGAAACAGAATCAACTAATACATATAATGTTAACGGAATTGCAACTCATAATTGTCAAACCACTCCATATTTTAAAGAATTTTACTATCATGGCGATTGCAATCCAAACTGGGGACCAGCGTTAGAGGCTGAGTTTAAGGATCTTTATAGTGGAGAAGCATACAAGCACGAAGTCTGTTTAGCAAAAGGGACACTTATAAAAACAAAGGATGGCATCAAAGAAATTCAGAACATAACATCAAATGACTATGTATATGACCACCAAGGTGTAGAAATTAAAGTATTGAATGGGGCACAAAAAACTGGAACTAAAAAAGTAGTATCAGTCAGTTTACCATACAATGAATTTTCAGTACAATGTACCTCGGATCATGGATTTCCAAATAGAAACTTTGAAAAGACAAGAATAGATCAATTAACAGAGCTCCCAGTTTATAGAGATAAAACATATAATAGAGAATCAGTTGAAGTAATAATGGCGAGATTAATTGGATACAATCTTGGTGATGGTACCGTTAACTCAACGCGATTTCAATCATCGTTCTACTCTGGAAATAAATATGATATGGAAAAACTTATTGAAGATGTTAGATACTTATACCCCAAATATAAAGGGAATGTTATTGAAGATATGGTATATTCATCTCAATGTGAATCAAGCGTAGTTAATGTAGATAGAATGCGATATACAGTGAATGTATCCGTTAATATAACCAAAGACATCTTAAGTTATGGAGCAGTTAGAGGAAAGAAAGTAGAACAGGAATTCAGAGTGCCAAAATTTGTAAGAAATATTAATGGCTATGAAAAATCAAGAGAGATTACGCCAATATATAAATTGCCAAACAGTTATAATATGAATACTTGGCATATTGATCATGAATCATTTAATATCAAACGCGAATTCATATCCGCTTTATTTGGAGCTGAAGGAACAACTCCTTCTGATGATTATGGATATATGCCACATACTATAGCATTAACCATGTGTAAACGAATTGGAATTGATGGATCACTGTTCTTCGATGATCTTAGGGATATATTATCTCATTTAGGAATAAGATCCATATGGAAAGATTCAATTGTTGATAGAAATGTAATTTATAGACTTTATATATACAATGATTTAGAAAACATCAAAAGATTTTTTGATATTGTTAATTATAGATATGCTGGCAATAAAGAAAATCTTGCTTTTTATTGGAGCTGTTATTTAGGTCATTATAAATGGAAACTTGATGAAAAGAAACATGCATTTGCATATGTTAGGATGCTTAAAAATAAAGGAATTACAATACCCAAAATTATTGAAGAAACTGGATTAACCAGATCACAAGTTCATAAAGCAATATATAATAATAGAATTCCAGTTAGATTGTTTAAAGAATTTTATAAATTTGACAAGTGGATGTGTACTTACTATAAAGAAGGGGCGATATTTCTTCCATTTAGAGAAGAAATATATGAGCATCAATCATTGTATGATACATATAATATAACAGTTGATTCTGAAGATCATTCATATTTACTTGCAAATGGAATTAGAACCTTTAATTGTGCTGAATTCGGGGATATTGCAGAAGGAGTCTTCCCTAATAAATATATTGATAGAACACTTGAGCAATATTATTACACTGATTATATTGATAAATGGACTAAAGAAGAGACTAAAGGAATAGTGCACCAGTATGATTCAGGTAATATATACGCACTTGGTGTAGACTGGAATGGGGTTGGAGTGGGATGTCATTATGTTATTATTGAATATAATAGGAATCTTGGTAAATATAGAGTCTTCTGGAAAGAAGTAATGCAAATAGCAGATATGACCCATCGAAGAGCAGTTGCTAAAGTAATAGAGTTAAATGATAGATTTAATCCTGATGTAATTTTCGTAGACCAAGGATATGGACATAAACATGTTGAAGATTTAAAACAATATGGAATTGATCATCCTGGTAGTGGATTACATAAGAAGTTAGAAGGAATTAGATTCGGAGATGTAATTGAAATCCGAGATCCATTTACGATGGAGATAGTTAAGTCTCCTGTTAAACATTTTATGATTAACATTACCCAAAGGATATTAGAGGCTGAAAATATAATTATACCTGACATTGAAGATAATGATGATGGATTAGCGTGTCAATTACGTGGGTATATTGTTGATCATTACACTTCTGATGGAAGACCAATATATGCAGCCGGTTCAGCTGGCGATCATACACTTGACGCATTCATATTAGCATTATACGCTTTAGTTACCAAATACACAGATATTTTACGTACTGGTAATTGTAGTAACATTGATATATTAAAGTTATCACTTAGAAACAGTAAAGTAGACGCTATGTCTACAAATAGATGGGATGATAGTACTCCAAAGCGAGGATCTCTTGGTGGGGTTAAAAGACGCTCCAGTAATGTAATACTTCCACAACATATAGGGACATTAAAGTCCCTTGGGATGCAAACTCAGGTAAATTCGGTTAATGGAACTGTTGGTGAAAGCACAGGAACATTTGCTACCCAACGTTTTGGTTCTAATAGGCCAGTAAGGTCATCATTCTAAAAAGAGGTAAATTGTGAATTTAGATTTTATTACATCAAAATTATTTTCTAATAAGAAGAAACGTTTTGACTATGATAAGGGTAATGTTAGTTCAATTGAATTATTGGCTACTGGAGAAAAGAAGTTAGCTGATATAATTGAATCTGAAAAATATTTAAATGGATTAGCTCCCCATCCCCTTGAAGTAAAGGATAAACTGACAAGGTTAGATAAACAGCTTGCTAAGTTAAATGATATACTTGATAAACGGGGCAAGGATATGGTTGTAACCGTCGATAAAGATAAATTCGAAGATATATATGAAGCTATCAATTTAATCACAGGTACGACGAATAAAGACACCATAACGTGGGATGATTATAAAATGTCACTTGATCTATTATCAAACGACGATATAGATTTAAATGATGTTGTGACTGATGATGAGGACGATGCATATGGAACTTCTTCTAAAAAAGAAGTCACCAATTCTAAAACTGGACTATCTGAAAGTAATACTGAAGTTATGGATAATGCAATAGCAGAAGCTACTGAAGAATCTGAAAAATCCAAAGTTAAAGCTGATAATGGTAACGATGTTCCACCTCCTACAACTGATGACACTCCTCCAGGAACTGTTCCATCTAAACGTGCAATGATCAACAATGATTATGCTGATAAAATACTTGGTATTGATCCAATCAATGATGAGGTAATTAAAGATGCCGCAAAGAAACTTGCAGGCGTAAATATAAATTACTTTATATTATTATTACTATCACTAGTAAGATTTTTCATTGGTAAATTATTAGCATCATTTTTACCAACAGTTGTTCCATTTCCAGTAGGAGCTGCTCTTGGAATAGCAGCTCGGGCAATAGACAAATACATATATAAATTATTCTCTAAACAAACAGGCGTTGATAGCATGAGAGAAGCCATGCTTGCAAATTCTAAATTATCAAACGTAGCTAACAGTACTGTATATAAAGCTGGCAAGTCAGGGCAAGTTTATAATACAAAAGGTAAGTATGGCGAAATGCAACGCGCTAGAGTACAATCAGCTGCTAATAAAGTAAAGAAACATTACATAGATAATACTGATCCTGAAATTAATCTTGGAAAGTATATATCACGCGGTGTTGCTTCTATAAATAAAGTTAAAACAAAAGTTGTAGATGAAACAATAGATAAATTAGATATATCAGATGCTACTATTAAACAATATTCAGGTAATAATAGCGTACTCAGCTCTACTTCAACCCGGGATGCTAAATTACAAGCAATTGAAGCTGAACGTCAAAGAGCAATGACAGAAGATGGATACTACTATAATTATAAAAGAGATCAAGGAAAGTTCACTACTGATGGTGCAATTGATGTAGTTGGAACATCTGGGTATCAAAACATTAAAAATATAGCAGATGGAGATTCATCAACCACTACAAATCATTTAACTGAATTTGGTAAAGCTAATCTTCAAGCAGCAAGTAGCCTAGTTGATGTCGGATTATCAGGAGCAACATATGGCGCAGCTGGGGTTATTGATAATGCAGTAACTGGAATGTATGAAGAAATGGCAAATACGGGAAGAGTTATCAAGGGAGAAGGTAGTAATGCATTAAGTTATATTACTGGCGGTTTAATGGGTAATGACGACTTACGTGCTCGACAATTGAAGGAAATGAGAGACTACACTAATGCATATCCATCATCGGTTACTCTATCTAATGAGCGAGAATTAAATAATTTACAACAAGATATTAATCATCTTAATAATAAACTCAGCCAATATGACGAATTATTAAAAAAGGATAAAACTCTATCAGATGAAGATAAAGTATTACTAAATGAAAAGATAGCACTAACTAAACTATCGCGCGATGATATTAATAATGAAATAACTACGATTAAAAATCATATTGACGATGTGGCAGCATTCCCAGATGAAAGAACCAATTGGGAAAAAACCAGCGATGTCCTAGATTCAATGCAAACTACAATGTTTATGACATCAGAATATGTAGATCAGATGACATCCTCTATAGAAAATATGATAACTGTATTTGGGCAGTCTAGAGAGCAAAATATATGCTGTCTATTAAGAATACTAAATGGTTTTGACCCAGGAGTTCCTAATTGGGTAAGTAAAGATCCAAAAGCTCAAATTGATATGCTTGAGAATATTAAAATGTTATTACAACTAACAACAGAGGGATATCATGCAGACCTACAATCAAGCTTTGACATACTAGGAGTCATACTAAACTCACTAAAGAATCAGTTAATGGAGCTTATGGTAGAGGGTATAAATAAACTATTTAAGAAATTAGTAGAACCTATAATGAAATGGTTAAAAGATATATTAGGAAAAAATGAGTTCATAGCTGAGTGTACTCCATTTGTAGATTGGATTAATAAGCATTTGTTTGGAGAGATAGCTCGTCTTAAAAAACTATTAAATTCCATGATTAAAATGATAATGGGGCGTGATATTCAATTGACAGCTGCAATTTCAGATTCAGTTGATATTACAGCCAGATCATTGGGAATTAAAGAACTTATTAAATTAATTGATAAAATCATATATTATCTTAAAACATTTGGCATGTGTTCAGATGAAGATATGCAGGAGATATTAAAAAATGAAGCTATTGAAAACCTAGAGGAAGATGGAGTAACATCAAATTACTATCCAAATTTACCACCAACTACCGATTTATTAAAAACTTCAAATATTGATATGGCTAAAACAATTGGAGCTGATAAAGAAGAGTTACGTAGGAATTTTCAGAAGATGACAGGCTCTAAATTACCAGATGATTTTGAGTACTCAGATTATGTAAATACATATGATCCAAAGACCAGCACTATGATCAAGACAAATGAATTGACAATGAGTGACTTAAATGATATAATCGAAACTACTGGTTTATCCAGGCATAACTTTGATAAATTGATCCTAATGTCTAGTGGAACTTTGGCTGATAGTACAGACGTATTGGTTAATTCAGGAATTGATCTTGATAACTTCACAAAATTTGCTACAACTAATTTTAGTGAGCTACCATTAACATTAAAAACTAATATAATAAGTTCAGTTCTAACTAATAATAATGATACATATGGACTTTATAGTGGGAAAATAGGATCATCTTCATCAGAAGTATACGGAGTTGGAGGCATACCACCATTGCATGTAATCAAATGTTCACTAGGTAACAACACTAGTTCTATTAAGGGAGTTCTTTAATGAAGATTGTTTTTAGAAAAAGGGATAAGGCATTAGAAGCTCCAGTTAAATATCATAATGAATTGAGTGTTGAAGATAAACTCTTGCTCAAATCAAAAGGTAAAATACAAACAGTTAGTCTTAGACAAAAGACAGTAAATTTATATAATGATATGTATGGATTTGATTTTGATCGACATGAATTTGAAGAGTGTCCATACAATTTAAGTGAAATATTGAAAGCAATGGATACTGAAGCATATATGGCACAGGCATTTGCTAAACATATTTTTCAAATATATAAGAATGGATTTAACTGGTCTTCTAAGAATATTAAAGCCGCACAATATATACGTGATAGATTCAACCAAATTTCAAACGCAACAGACATTCCTACCGAATTATTATTCCAAGAAGTAGCACAACAGATAGTCGCATACTCAAATGTATTCATAGCTAAAGTTAGAGATGATCAAGCATCAGGCGGAAGACCTATTGAGAAGAAGTTTGGAGGAAAAGGATTATCACCAGTTGCTGGATATTTTATGTTAGATGCAACTTCTATTAAAATAAAACGTCATAGAAAAAAGAATATAATCAAAAAATACAAAGAAGTAAATAGAGATACAGGAGAATTCAAAGATTTCTCACCAGACAACATGATCCACATGTATTATGATAAAAACCCAGGGTATGCATTCGGAACACCTTATGCATGGACAGTTCTCGATGATATACGTGCTTTAAGAAGATTAGAGCAAACCATTGAGATGTTAATGTTTCAACATCTGTTTCCACTGTATCAATACAAAGTTGGTACTGAAAAACACCCTGATGATCCCACTGGTATTGAAGTAGACACAGTTAAGGGTAAAATACAACAGATGCCCACTGAAGGAATGATTGTTAGTTCATTTAGGCACGAGATTACATCCATTGGAGCTGAAGGTAGAGCCATTAGAGCTGAAGGATATCTTACTCACTTTAAACAGCGAGTAATAGCAGGATTGGGTATATCAAGTGTTGATCTAGGTGAAGGCGATTCGAGTAATCGAAATACAGCTGATTCTATGCGTACCTCAGTATTAGATAGAGTTAGGTCATTTCAAAAAACATTAAAAGTATTTATAGAATACTTTATGGTAAAGGAACTCCTTTTAGAAGGCGGATTCGAATGGAACGATGATAACAAAGTATCTCTTGAATTCATTGATGTAGATTTAGACTATACTATGAAAAAAGAGAACCACATTATGGCAAAATGGGAATCAAACATGATAACCCATGATGGTGCTATGATAGAGATGGGTAATGAACCTATGAATCCTGAAGAATGGAATAAAACATATTGGAATCTTATTCAACGACCAATGGCAATAATAAATGCTGTTGATGAGCCAGGAACCCCTGCTGCTAAAGAGATGTCAGCTGCCGGTACTGCTAGATTAAATGCCCAGGCTAAAGAGGCAAAAGCAACCAAAGAAAGTACAACTGGTACTGCTAAGTTTGCAGGTGAAGCTGTTAACACTTCAAAAGTAAAAGTTAAGAACCAGCCAACTAATCAATATGGTAGAAAATCATCATCTAAGAAATCTTTAAAGGATAGCTTGGCAATGGTAATGTATGATAGTCAAAATATAATTGAAAATACAGAAGAGACAATAGATCCATTATCAATTGGAATTAAAGAGCTTCAAGATATAGTTTCAGCAGAATATGAATCTATCAAGAGCGATATTGGAAATGAAATCAAAATAGCAATTAATAAAGATGTTGCTAACATAAATATAAATAAAATCACATCTTCTATGCAATTAAGATCTTCTACATTAAAAAATCTAATAGGGCAACATATTGATAGTATATTTGGACTTGGTGAGAATTTTGTGTCAGACATTCTAAATAAATCATATTCTCCATCAGATGGAAGGCTAACATGTATAGATGAAGTAGTACGTATGACTGAAGACTCAATAGATAAATTTATCAAGGATACTACATCAAACGTTGAAGATCTTCTTAAAAAAGATAATGCAGATGATATATTGAATAGTGCATATGCTACTTTATCATGTACTGATTATAGATTAAAATTCAATGTACGTACTGGAACTATGAAAGCATATAACTATGGAATAATCTCAGCAATGAGACATCATGGTTTAACCAATGCTGATATCATAATAAATCCAGATTGCGATATATGTAAGGAACGTGCTAAAACTTTTGAGTTAGACACTGCTAATATAGAAGATATAATGCCTTGGCATGTCAATAGCACCACAACAATAAAACCAAACATAGAGGTGAAAGATGAGTAGTCCAATTACACTAAACAAACGTAATGTTATTAATAATATTACAAAGGGGACAACATACTGGGAAATAGACGGGGTTGAAACAGATACATCAAATGTGTCTAATTTAGATTTTATATTTGGATCGGGTACATCATGGAGTAAAAAGATAATATATGCTGTATCAGATGAAGCGGGAGTTGCTGTATCATGTGATATATATCATGGTCCACATCCTGACTATACTACAATTGATATGGGAGTAGATCTAAATGTGGGAACTGCTTCACAGGAAGTAACATTCACAAGAGTATCTCAATATTATCCTGCTCTAAAAATAACAATACCGTCAGCGCCTTTCCATCCGTTTTCATTTGGAATTTATGGAGTTGATTAATAAGTGGCTACTAAAATAGCTGATTATATTCAAATACCCATAGGCGTTGAGACCATTATAGCCAGTATATATTGGCCATCAAGATATAGGGAAGCTTCATTTACAATTGTAAACAAAGGCACGTATCCATGTATTTTACGTATATATTATGGCCCTGAAGATCTAAAGCCTACCCTACTTCCTGATGAAACAGACTATCCAGAAGCAAATGTATGGATAGATAGTGGTAAGGAGTATTTTCTTCCAATATATAAGACTGTAAACTTATTATTAAAAACAGTTCATACTAGAACGAAGGTGACTGCAGAAATCCCTCCAACAGGCGGATTTACTGGGGATCCTTTTTCAGAACCAGTATTCGGAGAAAGCACTGGTAAGCTAGATGTATGGTTAACTCAAATACCGTAAAGGATTAATAATAACAATGACAGATAATGATAAAGCTCGAATAGGGCGATATTATCCAGATAATACATACAATGTAAGTTCATGGAGTTTAAACCCATTTGAGCATACATATATGGCTACGAATAAAAATGGTAAGACAATATTATGGAAAGGAGATCATTCTGAAGACCCTCTTTTTATTAAAGAATCTGCACCATTAGAATCTATAGCTTTGGACAATGTTTCTGGCATCAAAATAAATCCAGCAACTGAAGAGAAGCAGGATGCTATTATAACAGCATTATCAAATGTAAAAATAGATACAGGTGATATAGATTTAAATACAGATGGATTAGAAGGATTGATTGGAGATACAAACTCTAAACATGACTTATTATTAGCAGAACTCACTCTTAAAGCTAATTTGACTGAAACTCAACCTGTAAGTAATGTTAGTTTGCCTTTGCCAGCAGGAGCATCAATAGAGGCAAAACAACAAACAGATGCACTCACCAATGTAGAATTACGTGCAACCCCAGTTCTCGTAAGTGGAACTGTTATAGCTACGATTGATACAAGCTTATTAGCTACAAGTGCCAAACAACTTCCAGATGGTCACAATGTTACTATAGATAATCTTTCAACATTAGCAACTTCAGCAAAGCAGTTACCAGATGATCACAATGTTACAGTTAGTAATATGATTCCAGCTGTAGAAACGGGTTTAGCAACTTCAGCAAAACAGGATGTATTATTAGCAGAATTACAATTAAAAGCAGACTTAACTGAAGATCAACCAGTAAGTGCATCGAGTCTACCATTACCAACTGGAGCTGCTACAAGCGATAAACAGCTTTTGAATAACCATGATGTGGTAGTTACATCAGTACCAACTACATCGGTCTCAGGAACGTTTTGGCCAGATGTACAACCAATAAGTGGTGTCATAAATATAAGTGGTCCAGTAACTATATGTACTGAAACTTTTGGTTTAGATAATGTATCAGGTACTAGAATAAATCCCGCAACAGAAGATAAACAAGATGACGTAATAACTCAATCCACTATCATTAATACAAATCTTAGTAATATAAAAGAAAATCAAGAATCGTTATTAGAAGCTAAAGTTGAAAGTAATGAAGGCACCAATATTAGGATAAGTAATGTAACCCAAGAAAGTCAATTAAACGAAATTATAAAACAATTGAAAATAATGAATTTACATCTGTCTTTAATGACAGATACAGTGATTCAAAAAACAGAGGTGTAATCAATGGACTCAATCAAGGATGGAACAGGAAAAGGATACTCAGCTAAAGTAGATAAAGAAAATAGATTCCAAACATATGCTACTACAGAAACTGAAATCTCACATGAAAGTGAAAGTAATAGACGAGCTTATACATGGGCTGGTAGTTATGATTACGATGCAGGCGATACCATTATGTTAGTTAAGAATACCAGTTCAACTACCAATCTAATAATAGAAAAGATATTAGTTTCTTCTGATACTACAACTGAGATAGTAATACACTTTCCAAAAGATACAACCCTTGCGGGAACTGAGGTTACAGGTGTAAATCTTAATAGAAGTTCCAACAATACTGCTGAAGCTATTGCATACAGAGATGAAACTGGCAATACGCAGGGGGATATAATGGGATCTGCAATGGTAATGGCAAATACAACAGTATTCATTCCAATGGATGGAGCAGTTGTTCTTGGAATAGGAGATGAAATTGCAGTTGATTTTGTAACAGCTGGAACATTTGGTTCAGTATCAATTAGAGGATATTATCACGAGGTAGAATAATATGGGAATGGAAATTACAGGTGGAACTGGGAACGGATTCAGCGCAAAAGTTAATAGTCAAAATCAACTGGCAACTGCTGCAACTATGGTAACAAAAGAACATGATATAAATCATGCAGATGGACAAGCATATAGCTTTCCTATTTCTGTTACTCCAACTTTAGTATCAACTCCCGCAACAGGATGTATTGCATATTTAAAAAATAATAATGATTTAGATTTAATTGTAGCTGAAATGAGTATAACAGCAACAAGTACTGAAACATTCCAAGTCAAACTTGGAGATGAAGGAACTCCTATTGGCGGTAATACTACAACTCCTGTAAATAGAAATGCAGGAAGTGGAAATGAAGCTGATGTAACTGCTTTAACAGGTTCGGAAATAACTGGTTTAAGTGGAGGAAAGATTGTATTTGGTTATACTGCAGAAGGTGGAGTTAGTACCAAACGAATACAACCTTCAACAGGATATATTTTACCAAAAAACAAAGTATTAACAGTGTATGTCACCACGGGGGCTATACCTGTAAGATTTGGAATAGGAATTACATTTCATAATCAGGAAGTTTAAAAATGGCATTAGATACCTATATAGCAGATCCTGCAACAGGACTTAAAGCTCAAGTAGTAGAAAAAGAAGATTGCCAATGTAAAGCGTTAATAGTTACAACAGTACCATTAAGAACATTTGAAAATAGTACAAAGTTCTTTTTTAATGATGAAGGTAGTGTTGATATGAATATTAACGCTTCACCTAGTGGAACACCTTTACCAGTACATGATGGTACAGATACAACATTGTGGACTGGAACAACTATAAGTGGTGCATCAACTGTAGACTTTGATAAAGCTGAACATCCTAGAACAGGAACTAAATCTATTAAAGTTGAGGAAGAGACTGATGTTGTATGGCAACTTGATAATGGTTCATCTTTAAATATGGCTCTTTATACTTCACTAACAATTTGGATTTATGTAGATAAAGAATGGAAAATAGGAGATTCTGTATCAATATATGGATGGGATACAACAACAGGTTTACAAATTGGAAATACATTATATTTAGAAGATTACTTTGATTACTTAACACATAAAGTCTATCAAAAGATTTCAATACCTTTAACTGACTTTGGTGATTTAGCACAAAGTACAACTCTCGATGCTTTTAGACAACGAATAGTTGCTAAAGATGGAGGACGAGCTAAGTTCTTTATGGATGATATTCAATTAGAAGGTGTAGGAACTACTACACCAGTTAAATATTCTCTTACAGCAGATAAGGGAACTTGGTTATTTGTAGATTCATTTACAATTAGTATAGTAGCAAATGTTACTGGATTGTTAGCAGACAGTACAATGCCAAAATTATCATGGAAAGACATACTTGGAGTAACTCTCATATCTGGATTAAATTATAGAAGGGAAATTGATGGAGAAATTGTATTTAGTACAAATGTTAAAACATTGATGGATTTCTTACAACAACCAAATACTAAAATCGTATCACAGGGTTTTGATGGGACTGACACTTTTATCACTTTAGAAGTTAGAAATGCAGAACCATTATTATTAAAACCAGAAGATAATGATGAACTAAGTTTCACAGTAAATGATGATTTATCTGATCTTTTACATTTAAGAATAGCATGTGGCGGAAAAATAGAATATAGATAAAATGATTGACAATAATTGTCATAGGTAGTTATATTATACATATTATTAACACTACTAGTTTTGAGTAGATTAAATTTGAATTAGAACAATTTCGAGAAGAATAACTCTCGATTCTAGAAGGCGGTACTCTAATGACAGAAGCAGGCAAATGCCTATTCTCTGAAACAGACAAAGACAAATTAAGTAAACTTTCTTATATGGCTGAAGATATAAGAGCCACACTTGCTGATGTTGCTGACAGATTTAAATCTAACGTAAGCAATACTGAAATAAGCAAGGCAATTTTTGAACTTCAAAATAAGTTCGAAGAATTCACGGCATCAGCATTATCACTTAAAATGAACGCTCTATCTATATCAATAAATGACATGGATGCAGAAATTTCAAAAGTTGACAGCAAATTAAAACAAATACTCCAGTTCATGACAGAATGCTCTTCATGTCAAGATACAATAGGAAGCGTATGTGGAAATACAGAAGAAATAAAAACAGCAGTATCAAATATTGAGAAATCCACCATTAAACCCAAATTTGAAAGATGGCAGGATTCCATTGGAGCTTGGATTAAAAAAAGAAGTTTTATAGAAATTCTCATAATATTATTGATAATATTAACATTAGCCGGCAAGGGTGATGACTTTATGGATCTTATTTCATCAAAAAAAGTAGCAACCAATGTTAGTAAAGCTGCTAAAGTTGTAGGCAGATAATGGATCGTATTTCAATTTTATTAGTTGATGATATTAAAGGATATAGAATAGCTCTCGAATTAACATTAAGACGTAATCTTGGAATTAATGGAGAATGTGATTTTCTTCATGCTGCCGATGGAATAGATGCATTAGAAATATTTGAAGAAGAGCATATAGATTTAATTCTAACTGATTTAATGATGCCCCGTGCAGATGGGATTTTTCTTATAAAAAATCTAGTCAGAGATAGAGGGTATGATCCAGAACGAGTAATGGTTATTTCCGGCCTTGGAGATGATATCACAGTTAAACATGCCCTAAATAAGCTTGGCATAAACACGATGTATTCATTTATAAACAAAGATGGAGATATTGGTAATATGCTCAATAAGATATCTAAAAGACTCAATCATTTAGGCATAGGTCATATAATGGATATCAATAGAACTGGATATAAAAATAGGAAGGAATTGATGAATTCATATGGTGCATAATAAATTCGAAAGAGTAACTATTCACTTCCCAACTGATACTCCTGGTTTATACAACGTCAGTGGGGTGTCAGCTCCTTCTATTAGTGTTTATGGACCAAACAATGTACGAGCTATAGATAGTGCGGTAGACGGCGAATATACTGATATTACTGGAGTTTATTATAAAACCCTCTATTTTGATAAAGAGGGAAGATGGACAATCAGATTTAAAAATAATATGGCACCACCTCATGATAGACAAATTGATACAGAAATATTCGTAGATAGTAACTTAGTACAAAGTACATAGATAGAGGAGACTTTCGAAATGGCAGAACCGACAATTAAATTTCCATTGGAAATAGATTCGCGAGAATCATTATTAAATGCAGTGAATGGCCTTCATTGTGTTTTATCAGCAAACATAACAGCAACGGCCACTTCATTTAAAGTATCAATTCCAGCGATACATACATTTCCTGATAAAGGATATCTAGTAATAACTGGAAGTAGAGATACAAATGGACAGTATGAAGTCATATACTACACTGGAGTATCTGGATCAGCAACAGTAGGATGGTTAACTGGTGTTACCAGAGGAGCTGACAACTCAACTGCAATGGCTCATTTTAAAAATGAGCATATATTTGGGTACATTAATGCAGCATATCACAACATATTAGCAGATGCCATATATGCACTTGAATCTTCATTAGTCTCATCAGTAGTAACTATTAATGTTTCCATGGATAATTTAGCCAATAAAATATTCTACGAGCTTACAGGGAATTCAATACCATGGGTCACAAGACTCGATACAACAGAAGAAGACGTAATCAATGTTTCATCCACTTTATATAATGAAATTTCAAATAGATCAGCAGCCGATCTTGCATTTCAATTAGAACTTGATAATGTGAGTGCAACGCTTAATACAAAAATAGATAATGTATCAGCAGGGATTCATACTAGGATTGATGCAGAAATATCTAGTATAATTGATGCCGCACCCGGAACACTTGATACTTTGAATGAAATAGCAGCATCTATTGGAGATGATGCTAATTTCGCAGTCACCACAACCAACAGTATTGCAAATGTATCTAGTAACTTAGATCAAGAAATAATAGATAGAGCGGATGGAGATTCGACTCTCCAGACAAATATAGATAATGTAAGTTCAAGTATAGACTCGCATATATCTAATTTAACATTACATGTCACATCAGACCAGAATAACGCATTAGATGGAGCTAATAGTCCAAACGCAGGAAATGTATTTGCTACAATAACTGATATTGTTATTGGAACTGCAGGTGTTTCAGCTGGATTGTTCGCATTAGGAACTGATCTTGATTCACATATTCTAGCGAATAATGTTTCATTTGGAGACCATCAAACTCAAATAGATAATATTGATACTAAAATAGATAATGTGTCCAGTGGAATATATAGTGACATGACATCTGCTGATAATGCAATTATCATGACGCTTACTAATGTAAGTACAAGAGTTGACATATTAGAATCTAAAGTTGATAATGATACTTTTGCAAATGTTAGTGATACTTACTATACAAAATCTGATTTACAAACCTCCGCTTTATCTTGGGTTGCAGTACAAAATGTATCTGCACAAAAGGTATATGATTTTGCACTAGTACTTAACGCATCATCTGGAGACTATGAAGATCAAATTGTTTATTCAGCGGAGTTAGGCACCATTGAATACCCTCAAGTTAACGTATGGGTAGATAACTATCAAGAAAATATACCAGTTCAATATGTAGACAATACGTCTATAAAGTTAATTGCTAATGAAGTAATATCAGGAAAAGTGAGGGTAAGTAAATAATGAAAAAAATAATATTCATTCTATTTGTATTAGTGGCCATACGCAGTTCTTATGGAGTTACAAGTACAGT